TTTTAACAGGTGAACTGACATAAACAGGAGTATGCGAATTGGCAGGCAAATTAGGCAAGGTGGTAACAACTGAAATAGATAAAAGCAAGCTAATCATACCAGTCCCCCTTCTAGTAATTTTAAGACTTCATCAGCCATTCCCGCGCTCAATTTTTCCGCCGTTTTAAAAAATGATATTTTTTTAGGAACGGTGACAGCTTTTTGAATTTTGTAAATTGGCACATTTTGCCCATTTATCTCTACAGCAATAACCGTTCCCGTAGCGACAGGGAAAAGCCGCACACGACCCTTGATTTGCTCCCAAACCTTAGACCAAGAATTACCTTTAGTTATTCGCTTAAACCCCGCCGCCGCACCCGTGTTAAGCAGAATAATCAAGGTGGGATTTCCCGTGATATTTTTGCCCTCTTCAAAAGCATCCATAAAAGGCACCCCTAGCCGAACAAAACTGGCCAAAGGAAGCGAGCCAGAGGGCGGCAAATCGTAAACCTTAACGGCTTTTTGAAAGCCTCCCGTCCCCGTCGGTCCGCGCTTGAATTTTCGTAATTGCCCGCGAATTTCTCTTTGTAATGCTCTGGCAGTTGCCCGCAAAACCGCACGATCAGCCGCTTTCAAATCTTTGATTTGAGAGCTAAAAAATTCTCGCGTTGCCCGTCGCCGATCTGCATCATTAAACACAAGGCACCACCTGAGATTGACGAACTCGGTAAAAAGGTCCATCGGCCTGAGCCGAATCAAATAAAACTGCGGCTTGCACCTGCATTGGTGTCACCTCTTGAGTTATTAATTGCAGCTCTTCGGTCGCTCGAAACTTGACTCGAAAAGCGTCGATTACTACTGGCGTATTATTTTCTGCTGTATTTAATCCTGCAAACCGAAGCCAATACTCTTGTGGATTTTGATTTAAAGCAATTATTTTTTCGCTATTACCAAAAGTATAAGAAGCCGCATAATCAGTATTAATCGTCGCTGCTCCAGTGGGCGTAAAATAGATCATGCCAGCTTTTAAATCTACGGTATAATCCGTGTTCCTAACTAAGATTCCTAAACTTGTAAAACTGGTTAAATTAATATTTGCCAACGGAACCCACGAACCTTTAGCACTTGGACAACGCACGGTTTCGTTAGTAACTGTCGCCCCTGTAATTTTATTAGCCGTGCCAAAAAGAAGCAAAGCTAAATTATCTAAATCCCACGACTCCATTGTGATTTGCGCCATAACTTCTTTTGTTCGCGGTAGCTCTAAATCTTTATTCCTTTGCCCTGTCGTGCTTTCGTTGTGAGTAATGTAATCTATATTGTGCATTATTCGCAGTTCTGGGCAATTGCCTAGATACCGAAGCCCATTTGTTACGACTCCGGCACAGCTTCGCACGCCTGCGTAAACTTCGCCTTGCCCAATAAAATATCTGCTATCTACAGCCATTAGTATCACTGGGGAATTCCCCACGGAGAATTTTTTATATTTTACTTTCAAACTTGGCTAAATAAACCATTTTGGAAAACGATAGACAATATCAATCGTTACCCCCACTTTTATTGCTTTTCTGCCTTTTGTTTCTACAGCTTTGAATCTTTCCCTGAGAACGGTATCGATCGCACACCCAGACCAAGTGGGATCAATTGCAATCGCCCTTAAAATATCACTGGTCGCTCGGCACCCTAGCTCAAGAACATTTTCACCAAAAAGGATTGCGTCTATTTCCACTGGCATCACAGCCTCGTGATAGTTATTTTTAAGCGCAAAAAACTCGCTATCAACATCACGGTAATTAAATCCTTCTTTGTTGTACTCAGAATCAATATCCTCAAAATAAGTAACTACTTCACCCAAATCGGTAGAATATCCGTTAGCGATAGTAATCTCTGCCAGTCTTTCGCCGATTTTTGTCAGTATTTCTAGAGTTTTCATTACTGCTTTAAAATCAATAAAGTAAAAGCGCCGTCGCCCTGGGGTTGCACGCCTACCACTACATAATCAATACCGTTTACCTCAATTCCGTCTCCGTGGGAACAATTAATCAAATCACTAGATTTACCGAAAGCCGTAATAGATCGCCCTTCTGCCCCTAGTTCAAAAGCGGCAAAAGTATTATCAAAAATCACCTTTACCGCCACCCCATTAAGAGTAGCGGTAACGGCAAAATGATCAAGGTCAAGAAAAGTATCAAGATTCTCGTTCAGCATCGCTAATTGCTTCTTGAGGAGCAGGATCATCATCAAAAGAAGACACATCTTGAGGCCTATACACCTCAATGTTGGCCGCATGATGCAAAGCTAATTCCGTTGGCAGTTCTAAAGTGTCCCCCCCATTATATTGTTGATTTTCGTGGTAAATCGTTCGCCCATACTTAACTCTGTAGGTCGCCATCTTTTTTCTCCCTGCGATTATTAACTAATTCCACCTGATGAGCGATAAGCTCCAATTCGTTCGGAGTAACGTCAATTTCTTCCCCCGAGTTGTAAATTTTATCGCCCAATTTGACATTAAAAAACTCACGGACTTTAACTTTCATAGACTTAAGGTAAAGTAGTGATCATGTCGGTAATTGCGGCAAATGAAACCACCTGCCGGAAAGCAATGTCAATGGTTTGCATAATCCTAATTGCTACATCTCCCGAAGTAAAACCCGCACCGTAGGGATTGACCAATATTTCCACTGATCCCCATTCCCCAATTATTAGATCATTAAAATTGCCGAAGATTAAAGCCGAAAGGTTTGTCCCAGTTCCTTTGGTTAAATCGCCTGGCACTTGATTAGTACACGCTAACTGATAACCCATTAAGGATCGCCCAGGCTCAGGCAAGATAAAATTACCCTCTACCCCAGACGCTTGCTTGGGAGTGAGCATCAGCCTGCTCTTAACAAGAGGATTAGTCAGCCAATTAAGCGCCCCTATATCAGCGTTATCTATTTCTAGCTCGCGCATCAGAGCGATAATGCTGGAATAAGTCGGCGCTCCTCCATTAGTCCCTAGTGGCACCGTACCAATGCCAGCTAGATTCAAAATCCCTCTTGGCTCATTATTAGTCCCGGTTCCGGCAATCGCCACTTTATCAATTCCGAGCGCCATAATTCTCACGAATTCATCGCGGACTAATTGTTCCATGTCTAGCGAACTCTGCAAAAGCGTCAGCCGGGACATCATCGAGTATGCCATGGCTGATTTGGGACGGAGAGGTACTTGCCGAAAAGTTCCCTCGGATTGAGTCCCAGCTTGACTCTCCCCCACCCAATAAAGTTGGCTTGACGAAGCCCGCCCTGGAATATCTACATTTCCCTGTAATCCAGAAAGAACAGTGGCTCCAAGCGATCGAATAACCAATTTATTTCGCAAAATATCAATAAAATTTTCTGAAAGCAAATTGGTTTCTACCAAGTTGCCGCCCGTGGCTGGCGTACCCACTTGGTATGTGGCGCGGTAATTTTCTATCTGAAGATCCCGCACTGGCAGAAAAAAACCCGCCGTTTCTTTCCCGGACCGATTGGCGATTTCTCTAGAGCATTCCCGCTCAAAACCGGCTTTACTCCAATCATTGGTAAGACAAGCATTCATCGCCCGCAAAATCGAATAAGACTTACTTTCTTTTGTCGATAAATTTAAAGGATTGACAGCGCCCGCCACTGGATTCATTTGCTCACCCAAACGAGCTAGATAAAGCGATCGAGCGTCTTCGATATCCATATCTTCCTTAATTGCTCGTTGGCCTAATTCTGGAAATCCATAGCTTCTCACCAATTCCTGAATTCCCAAAATTCTTTCTCTTTCCAATTCCCTTTCTGCATCTCTTAACGACATATTGCAACCCTCAACATTTAAAGAAATCGTACCCTCAAACCCTTTAGCGCGGCCAAACCCCACCGTATAATCAGCCGGAACGGATACTAACGACACCTCAAAGGGTTGCCACTGGGTAACTCGATAACTACCCTTGTCGCTTAAAGGTACTGTTTTCAAGACGTTGTACCCAAAAGAGACATTCCTGATAATGCCGTTAGCTACGTCCTCTTTATAGCCTTGCACCTCCGGGCGATTTGACCATCGAATTTTGCAGTAACCCTTTTTTTGCATTGGATCAATCCAAGCACGTTTGATCGCTCCCAAAATAATCGAGCGATCGTGATTTAACAGCAGATTGGCCGTGTCCATTCGTGATAAATCGACCGAACTGGGAGCGTGGTCTAAAATCTCCACCCCCCACCCCCGATCTACTGGGTATTCAGAGGAAAAACTAAAAATAGTATTATCACCCGTTTCTTCAAAGGGGGAACGCTCGCGAAGCGAGAGCGGTAATAAATAGGATGAACGGGTTAGCGATTTGGGAATTTCTATAGTTTTCATTACGACACCGCTCCTGGGGGTGGAAAGTTAGTATCTGCAAAAATTTGAGGTTCGCTCGAAATCAACTTAAAAGGAAATGTTGCTTTTTCATGATCTGGCACACGAAAACAAGCTTGCAAGTCAAGGTTAGAGCATTCGCCTCTTATGTCAACCGAATGGCCATAATGCCCATGAAACAGGACGTTTTTTAAATCAAGATTAAACAAGTCTTGCAAATCCTCTGGCACAGTAATTTTAGGAATATGCCAAGAATTAGGATCGTTATCAGGAGTTTCAATCCGAACTATTTCTCCAAGATATTCAAGAATAATTTTCATTGGTTTTTTCTTCCAGTTATAAGAGTTCCTACTGTTAAGTGAAAGTGTTCTGGGTCTTTAGCGAAAAATTTTCTAGCCTCACTAGGACTACTTAAGTATTGTACTCCCATTGAAATTACCTCACTTGCGTCGAAAGTATAAATCTTCCCAACGTAGGGATCAGCAAATTTATCGGGATAAGCTTCCTCGTCAGTGCCATACCCTGAATTATTGGCTAGTTTACTTAGCTTTTCAGGGTTTCCCGTGGCACGAGATTTAATCCAGTCTTTTGTGGCTATGATTAAAGCACGATCATCATATTCCACAAAATGCCCCATCTCGTGAAAGAGAGTTACTTT